TGAGGTGGGGCAATCCATCACTGTTAGCGCTGTTGGTGCACCCTTTAACGGCACCTTTGTGGTTTATGCGATGCCCAAGTATGAGTACATCGGCATAGACACAGAAGGTGATCTGTTATTTAACAGCAATGTCAGTATTCCTAACCAGGTGCTCTTTGCTTGTACTGGTGCTGATGTTGGCCGTATTGCATCGGCTGGCACTATCACTTTCCAGCAGGATTGCACATGGATAAGCATTTCGCAGCTGGTGACATATTTGGGTGTAGAAATTACAAACCCAAGCGATGACTACACGCTGGCAACACAGGCCCGAAACGCGGCTAACGATTTTTGTTACAGGCGCAGGCAGGAGTCAATGTATTTTGATAGTTTGACTGTCTCACCGGGACACGATGTGACCTTGGGGACTCTCATGTATGCAGCTTCATTGTGGCGTGCCCGTGGCAGCGTTCAAGACACCTTTGCTACCTTTGACGGAATGGGCTCTGCAAGCGTCTCAGCGATGACACCAGTTATTAAGCAGTTACTGGGCATTCCACGCCCAGCGGTGGCGTAGTGGCCTTTACAGACCTTCTCAACGAAGCCATAGATGATGTGGCAGCCAAGATAGCTACGGTGTCTGGTCTTAGGGTTGTAACAGATGCAACCAAGATTGTGCCTAACTGTGTCTTTATTGACGCCCCATCGTTCACCACGTTTGCTGGCAACGGCAACATCCTCAATGTGTCTTTCCCCATTAAAATCCTTGGCTCTGGCCCTGCTGGCCTGCCAGTGCTACGCCAGCTGCTAAGCACCACAGCCAAAGTCATCTCAAGCAAGGTAATTGTGATGAACGGGCAACCCACCGCCTACCTTATTGGTGGTGCCGAATATCCTTGCTATGACCTAGTAGTATCCGTACAGGCACAGACAGCGTAAGGCGGATCATGTACACAATCATTAGTCCAAGAATCGGAACACCGGGCGACAAGTTCGAACCATCCGAAGGAACCAACATTGAAGCCCTCATTGAGGGTGGCTTTATTAAATCCGACAAAACCCCAACCAAATCTGCTAAAACAGAAGAAACATCTCCAGAGGAGTAAACCATGGCTTCAGCAACATACCTTTCAAACCCAGGCGTATTAATTAATAATGTAAATTTAACGGATATGTGTACTAGCGCAACCGTCCGAAATCGCGCCGAGGCTCTTGAAGCAACTAGTTTCGGAAGCACATCCAGGTCATTCGTGTCAGGTTTGTCAGATCAGGAAATCGTGCTAGACCTCTATATGAGCTATGCAGCCACTGAGACCTACGCAACACTTGCAGCTCTTGTCGGCACAGTAACAACAGTCAAGGTTGCAGTAACTGACGCTGCTTTAACTACCGCTACTGCGACAGCCCCTCGATTCGAACTAGTGGGCACGTATTTAGAAGAGCTCCCAGTCATTAATGCCACAATGGGTGAGCTAAGCATGATTTCTATTACGTTCCGCGGTGGAGTTCTTTCCACCGTTGTTTCTTAACTAAACCAACAAGGGAAACCCGACATGAAACTAGAGCTCCGCGCTGACATGGGCGAAGGCCCATTTACAGTAACCACCAACCTATGGTGTGTGACGCAATGGGAACGCAAATACAAAACCAAAGCGTCAGAAATGGCTAACGGCATTGGCATAGAGGACTTATCGTTTCTTTGCTGGGCTGCTTGCCAGACTCACAACATTGTTGTGCCTATTGTCTTTGATGATTTCATCAAGAAATTGGTCAGCCTTGAAATAGTTAGCGAGGAAAGTGACCGCCCTTTCTCCGAGGCACCTACCGACATTCTTTAGCGGGGGTGCTAATTGCCACAGGCTTCTGGCCACGTGAGATAGAGTTCACAACTGACGACCTCTCGACAGTCATCAAAATGATAAACGAAAGTCGAAAGAAGTAATGCCTAACGTCATTGAAGTTGTAGGTCTCAAAGAAGCCCTCAAAGAACTCAACACGATGGACAAAAAACTACGCCGTGAAATCACCCGTGACTTCAAAAAGATTGTGCAGCCAGTCCTAGGCAAAGCAGAATCCATGCTGCCTAACAATGCCCCACTGTCAGGCATGGCACGATCATGGCAAGGCAAGTCAGGCGCTGACATTATGAGCTGGAACGACGCTCGGGTACGCCGAAACATTAAAGCGTTCACCAGTGGTAAGAAGGTGCGTGATGCACCCGGTGGCTTTAAGCAGAACCTTGGCGTGTTCGGCATTAAGTGGCTAGGGCCTCAGGCAACTGCTTTGGATATGTTGGCCAAGGGCGTAATGGCTGACAACCTCACAGACCGCTTTGGGCCACCATCGCGAATTATCTACAAGGCTTATGACTCAGCTTCTGACGAAGTTCAACAGCAAGTCAAAGACCTCGTTAATAAAGTAATGAAACTGACTAACAATGCTATGAGGATTTAATGAGTGTAATTCTTAACATCGTTTCCGCCTTCGATGAGAAGGGGGTCAAGAAAGCATTAAAGTCTTTTTCCCAACTTGAGACCACAACGCAGAAGGCGTCTTACGCCCTAAAGCAATACGGTGGCCCTGCCGCTATTGCTGCTATCGGTGCTGTAACTGCTGGACTAGCTAAGGCTGTTAAAGCAGCTGCTGAAGATCAAAAGAGCCAAGAGCAGTTAAAGATTGCGCTTGAGAATACTGTCTTTGCTAACCAGTCTCAGGTCGCTGCCGTTGAAGATTCCATTACGGCACTCATGTACCAAACGGCCACGGCCGATGACGCTCTTAGACCGGCACTTTCCAAACTTGTCCGAGCGACAAAGGATGTCACGCAGGCACAGTCCCTGTTGAAACTGGCGCTAGATATTTCTGCCGGGTCGGGCCGTGACCTGACCTCAGTTTCTACCGCGCTCTCACGTGCGGCGCTTGGCAACTTCACTGCCCTTACTCGCCTTGGTATTCCTCTCGATCAGAACGCTGTAAAAGCCAAAGACCTTGATGGTGTCCTTGGCAGTCTGTCTGCTTCTTTTGCTGGGGCTGCCACAAAGAACGCGCAAACTTTTGAGGGTCAAGTCACCACGTTAAAGATTGCGTTAGGCGAACTTGAAGAAACAGTAGGCAAGCAACTAATCCCAATTCTTAGCGACTACGCCCAAGTGCTTGTTAATTTGACAACAGACACGCAAGGTGCAGAGTCATCTACTAAAACTTGGCTAGGTCGTATCAGTACCGGAATCCAAGAAGTAGCCAAGAACACCCCAGCCCTTGGGCCGTTTCTTAGAGTTATTGGTCTTGTCAATAATGAGGTGGCTGACCAAGCCGAATATCTAAGGCGTCTCAATTCGCCGACAAGTAATGTCACAAAGAACATTAAAAACCTGACTGTTGCCCAAGACGCCAACTCGAAATCTACCAAGACTTCAACATCGGCAACAGACAAAGCCAAAGCGGCTGCAGCGGCATACGCCGATTGGCTTGCCAAGGCTGAAGCACAAACAGCCAAACTACGCCAAGAGACCCAAGACCTTGCCGATGCTTTGCGAGAAAAACTGAACCTGCAACTTGATGATGCTGTGAGCAAATTGGCTGATGCCCAAGGCGCATTTGATGCTTTTGGCAAAGGTGTGGGCGCAGCCATTACTGGCTCTTTCAACTTTGGTGACGCCCAATCAGAAGTTGCTGGGAACGCTGCCAATGTTAAAACAGCCTTACAAAAACAGGCTGACGCTCAAGCCAAAGTTAATAAGGCACAGGCAGATTTTAACTTCTTTAAACGTGATGATTATGCGGCCATTCTCGCTGAAGCCATGGGTGAGTTGGCACTAGCCAGCGAAGAAGTTGTAGCCACACAAGCAAAGCCAATGACATTTTTTGACGCATTGGCTAAGCAAGCCCAAAAGGCTAAAGACTTTGGCGTATTGGTAAACAGACTTATTGCTGCCGGACTATCAGAAACCGCGCTGTCACAAGTGTTGGCGGCTGGTGTCGATGGCGGTTCTGCTATCGCTACCGAGATTCTTGACTCAGCAGATGGTGTTCTCAAGGCGAACACGCTGACACAATCCATGACTGATTTGGCTGACGAAATGGGTAAGCGAGCAGCTGCAAAGTATTACGGCGCTGGTGTCTCGTCAGCGACTGAGTTCCTTAAAGGAATTAACGACACCATTAAAACTGTTGAAGTTGCGCTCAAAAAACCAAACCTAGACCAAGTAGATGTTATTACCGCTGCCGTTGGTGCATTAAC